ATTAGTTGTTGTGTTGTCATTTGAATTCACACTCCACCATAATTTCAGTTAGACATGCAAGCATGTTTATTTCTTGATCCGCAACGAATGCGCTCTGATACTGATACTTAGCAAGAACGAGAACAGCAGCAGGAATGCTAGCGTTGGTAAGGGATGCATAAAGAGCATCGTAAATACGACGAAGCAATACGTTAGTATCGTTGTCCAGATTAGAAACGATCCACTTACGAACTTCCGCAAAGTTTTTCTCCTTAAGGTTTTTAACAAGATCATTTACCGCGACATCCGAGAACGCTGCAAGAATACCCGCATCAATCTGACCAGAAACGGAATACCTTTGGATTTCATTGAGGACTCGTCTCCAATCTGGGACATGTTTGTTGATGAGTTCGACAAGAACTTTGTTGTCGTATTGTACTCCCTCAGCACCCAAGATTTCTTGGAGTCGCTTGAAGAATTGTGCTGCAATTCCTTGCCTCTCCTTCCCTTTGATTCCGAATTCAACCACTGTGGTTCGGGAGTGCAGTGGTTCGATGATTTTATTTTTGTAATTACAGGTAAAGATGAATCTACAGTTCCCAGCAAACTCCTCAATAAAAGCCCGTAGGAGGAGTTGTACGTCGTTCCCTGTGTTGTCTGCCTCATCAATGATGATAACTTTGTGTTTAGCATCTGATGAAAGCGAGACGGTCGAAGCGAAGTTTTTCGCATTGTTTCGGACAGTATCCAAGAACCGCCCTTCATCGGATCCGTTGATGACATAATAATCAACTCCTAGTTCGTTGCATAGTGCTTTGGCAACAGTGGTCTTACCAATACCAGGAGGACCTGCCAAAAGCATGTTTGGAATTTCACCCCTATTTAGAAAATCCTGAAACATTTTTTTGGTTGCTTCAGGAAGGATGCACTCTTCAATGGTTTTGGGACGATACTTCTCAACCCAAATAAAATCACTCATGATCAAAAAATTGCATCAGGTATTCCACACCCCATTTTAACGTATCGGGTGGCATATCGTCAATATTTTCTTGTAAAGTTTTCATACCCTTGACGATTCGAGGTAATCCACATGCTTGCGCTGTAGCTTTAGAGATTTTCATGAATTCAGCATATGCTTCATCATCTCCATATTTAACTCCTTTCACATAATAATCTCTTGCTTCACGCAAAAGTTCTTCAGTTTCTGGAGCAAAAGTAATGGTTTCTTCTTTGAGAGGAATTTGCAGTCTCTTAATACATCCCATACTAAATTTCATCGCACGTCTAGTATCTTCAATGGGAAGTTTATAAGAAGCATTATCTCTGTGTGCGTACTGAATGATTCCATTCGTACATTCCATTACTCTAAGAACAGCAATTTTGTCCAGTTCTTCTTCTGGCAAATTGCTGTAAATTTCTTTCCAATCTTTCATAGTATAGTTCTAGGTATAAACCAATAAGATACTGATTGCCAGTATTTTCCAAGCAGATATGCTTGATAGAAATCTTTTACATCTTTCCAAGAATTGCGATAGCTATTTGGATAAATCGTAAGACTCATAATAGAAAACACAATTACATGAAAGAAGTTTCCAGCAGGATGATGACCTAATTGAAAACCCAATAATCGTGCTTCTTCATTGATAGTAAATCCAAGATCGAAATGAATGTGCAATTGATCATGGAGTTTAGTATCTTCTCCTATTCCAGGTATCCAGTTTTCAAGAAACTGAATGTAGGGATCTGGTTCCATTTTAAATCAATTTTTTAATTCCGATAGCAGATAAAAACATTAACATAATTACCATATCCCATGTTTTCTTTTTTATGAAATAAGGCATTGTACATGCATCAGCAACTAAGTGTGTAATCACTCCTGCTGTAGTATTTACGTGGAGAACAACAAAATAGGAAGTAACAATAAGAATACTTCCTATAACTCTCAAAGTCTCAAGTATTTTCATCCAAAGGTGGAATCAGGTTCCAAAGCAATCCAATAAGAGAGATTGAAGTTCTTGTTAGTGAACTGAGAAAGAAGTTTGCTAGAGATCACAACATCATAAGAGGTATTGATAATCTTAGAGATGTTCTCAACCTTAAAGTTCATTGAGAATTCTTTATCAGTTTCTCCCACAACAATGGCATATTCATTAGAAGTATCATTCTTCTTGTCACGAACAACAAGTTTGACTACTCCTGCTTCACCAACTGCAGAAAGATCAGGAAGCTGATACACTGCTGCTGCTTTTACCAGTTTCTCCAAGGATTGTCCATCGATTTGGAAACAAACATCTTGAGAAGGAAGTTCAATCTGCTTATCTGGAGGAGAAACGATAACATTAGGATCAGCATAGAAATACTTGACCCGACGCTTTCCTTCTTTAATGCTGATATGTGACTCAGATCCAAAATCCAAATCAGGATCCTGGTGAAGACTCAGACCATTGAGGAACTGATTCAAGTCATAGATTGCAACATCACGAGGAAACTCTTCACCAATATCTGCTTCTGCCAAAATGTTCTTGGCAATAGAGATTGTGCGAAGTTTGGTCCCACTCTTTACAAGAATAGAATTGTTGATACCTGCAAAGTTTTTAAGAAGAGTGAGAGTGTTATCAGACAGTTTCATAGTTTTGGGTTTTAGTTTCATCATTGAGGGTAGGTTTCGCGCTGTGCATTTTTATCGTTGAAATGCATCAGAAGCACAGCATAGTGCAGGATCTTCATGATGTCACGTCGTGCAGTGCCTTTCTTATCATAACGAGAGGCATACTTAAGAATGTTGGATCGGCAGAATGCTTCACCGTCTCCACATGCTTCAATCAGATCAAGAGTCTGAATTTTATCATCACCAGCAGAGTAGTGCTGGTTATATGTACCGGAAATATAATCTTGCAGTTCTTTAAGGATTTTCTCCTCACTATATTTCCAACGGTTTGGTTCTTGATTCATACTAAGGTCAAAAGAAATGTGATCTTCACCTATTCCCATAAAACTATCATAGGGAACAGGTTGTGCAGCACCGAAAGTGATAGTATCAGTACCTTCAGCACCACTATGTGTTGTATTCAAGAGAATAGTATCTCCACTGAAGATTGATTCAGTCATGGCATCGTAAAGTAAACTCCAGGAATTAGTCATAGTTTATTATATCAGGAAAAGTTGTGTTCGTCAAGACACTGCTTCTGCTGATCTTCATCAGAAGGCATTTCAAAATCAGCATCAACTTTGTCATACAGTTCCAAGAATGCCTGCTTAGTTTCATCATCAAAACGATTGACACAGACCTGAATTGCCTTCGCCTTATTCCCAAAGATGTTAAATGCCTGCACAATGTGAACCAGACGGCGAGTGCTGACAATCTCTTCAATACCACCATCAAAGAAGGTCTTGCGGATGATGTCTGCCCAGTCAACCAGTTTGGTCACAAATTGATCATCATCACAGAGTTTGGCAAGGATCTTCGCCTCAGTAGAAGGACTAGGATACTCTTGCTCAAAAGTCACAGGGAAGCGTTCCAAGAATGCTTCGTTCAAAACATTCGTGCCGATGAAACGACCATCGTCAGAACCTTTACCCTTGGTGTTGGCAGTGGCAAAAATTTGGAATCCATCAGAAGGAGCAATATACTTGCCAATCTTTTTCAGAAAGAGTCCCTTTCCTTCGAGCACGGATTGTAGACAAAGGATTTTGCTGGAGGCAAGGTCAATCTCATCAAGGAGCAAGACCGCACCGCGTTGTAGGGCTTCGATGACAGGACCGTTATGCCATACAGTGTTCCCGTCCACAAGACGAAACCCACCAATAAGATCATCTTCATCTGTTTCAATAGTAATGTTTACACGGATGAGTTCTCGTCCGAGTTGAGCACACGCTTGCTCGACAGAGAACGTTTTACCGTTGCCCGAAAGACCCGTGATGAACGTAGGGTAGAATAGACGGGACTTAATAATCTTTTTAATATCTGTAAAGTTACCAAACTGGACGAAGGAATCATCTTTCTGAGGAATAAGGTTTTGTTCAACAGCGGGCATTGCCGCAGGAGCAGTATAAGACACTTCCAACTCTTTTACTGCCTCCTTTGTTACTTCCAGGTTCCACTTACCATGACCAACCTTGTATTCCACAAGTTTATTGGTCACAGTTTGATAAGAGATGTCATTCATGGCACACCAGGCACGGATGTCTCCAGATGCAACTTGATTTCCGTAGGTGGACTGGAGAGAGGTGCGAATGTAGTCAGAGGAATAGGACATGATGTAGTGGTGTCATTTGAACTCCCATATTATACACACAAAAAAGGGCACCGATAGGTGCCCAGTGGACGGTTTTGAAATTGTCCTCAGTTTGCAAGATAGTCTGTTAATTCTTGAATCAATGCAGACTTGCTATGACGACGATCTAGTTCGAGACCAACAGTTCTAGCATATTCTTCTAGTTCTCTTTTACTCATATCATAAAGAGACAAATCTGACTCACCCTCAGATTCCTCTTCCACCTCCTCCTCAGATTCTTCTTCTATTACTTCCTCAACCACAGGCTCAACTACGGGTTCGGGAGCAGGAATAGGTGCTGGGGTAGGAGCAGGAGTGGTTCTTCCTGCTAATAAATCTCCAAATCTAGACATCGAATTTTACCTAAATCTATATGCTTATTTATCAAACGACGAGTTCAATAAACTCCCCAAGGATCTTTTTATTCATTTTTTTGCTTCGGAGACTCTTCACAAATGCACTCTTGATCTGAGTTTTGGTTGCATCATCAGACACATTGAACTCAGAACTTTGAGACAGGGAATTAGCAGAGATACCAAAGTAAGTGTGATATCCAGATTTCTTGATGGAGAATGCTTTTGATTTCTTCCAAATAGCACACATCTTGTCATAATCATCACCCCAGTATCCAGTGTAACGACGGATGAAAGATTTTGCATCGCGTGGTTCAAGAACACGAATACCAATGAAGTTGATGTCCTTAAAGGTCTCTTTCAAATCATTGAGAAGAATATCAGTGAAGGCAAACCAATCGGGTTGAATCTTATAAGTGTGCCCCGTCTTACGATTCCTCAAAATACAGTGCATCCCGATAGCTCTGGTTCCAAGGAAAGGTTCATTCTCCCAACGACGCTGAACTTCTTTGTGATACTTCAGAGTTGCACCCTCACCATCAGACAGAACGATACACTGCACTTTCTGAAGTTTGTTTTCTTTCTTGAACTTAGGAAGAATCTGATGAAGAGCAATCAGTGATTCATTCAAAGGAGTTCCAGAGAGACTCATGCCAGTAGGAATAGGAACTCCACCATACATTCTGAATGATGATGCAATACGAAAAAGATTTTTCATCTGTTGCTCAAGGGTCTTTGCATTCACCTTACTAGTCAAAATATTGATCATAGAGAACCATTCATTGATATGAAGAACACCATCTTTCTTCTCATATGATCCTTTCCGAAGAAGTGCATTACCATCTTCATCATAGTTCATGATTGGATAATCATTCGTAAAGGTATAAACATCAAACGGAATGTTGACCTTCTTGCAGAACCAGATCAGATTATAAAGTTGCTTGACAGTATCCAACATCACATCACACATGGATCCAGACCAATCCAGAACAAACACCAGACCATGATTCTTACCATCGGCAAGAGTGGTCACTTTCTTGAACAGATCTTCGTTGTATTTGTAGGTATGAAGTTTAGAGCAATCAAGAACGCCAGTGCGAGCAGTGGTGGCACGAGCATAAGAATCTGCTGCTTTCTTACATTCAAACTCCTTGACCAGATAGTTGACTTCTTTCTGTGCAGATTTTTTGAACTCCGTATACTTCTTGTCTGCAAATTCAAAGAGATTTTCTGGTTTCCAATCATTCTCTTCAATAATGTGATTCCACTCACGCTCACAGCGATCATGAATCTCTTTATTGGAAACAACAATGTGATCCAAATTCAGTTGAGGAAGTTCCAGATATACACTCTCAGTTGCATTCTCATCAATCAGGTCTTTCAGAGAATCTTCAAGGGACTTTGCAGTTTTGACTTCCATCTGATCACCACCATCAGAAGAAGTTGATGCTTCTCCCTGTTCTGCAGTGCCACCATAAGATTCACCATCTTCAGGTTCTTCAGAATCAAACTCACCCTTTTCAGATTCTTGATTATCACCACTCATGTTTCCACCAGGTTGTGGTTGACCATTGGGTGCCACATTAGGAAGTTCTTCTTTCTGCTTCTCTTGCTCACGGCAGTATTCATCAACAACCTTAGATACTTCAAGGACATCATCAAAGGTCTCACAATCTTGAACCATCTTGAGAATACCTTTCTCATAATCAGTGAAAGGAACATCCACAAAACTTCCAATCTTTGCAAACAGATTGATACGATCTGCAAGATTGTATGTGGACATATCGTCCTCACCGACTGCAAAGAAGTCCTCATCGGCAAGTTCGTGATACCCGTTGTAGAAGGTCTTGGAGAGACCTGCATAACGACGCTTCATCATCTTCTCAATGCGAACATCTTCCACGACATTCACAATGGCAGGTGAGATCTTGTGCTCCTTTAACCAGTCCCTATCTGGTGTGTAGAGTGCATGACCAACCTCATGACCCACCAGAAGGTCATAGACATTGTTGCTTGCTCGCTCCCACATGGGCAGCGTCAAAACACGAGTGTGGACATTGAACTGTGCGGTGTCCACTTTCTTGTTCTCGACAATCAGGTCTTCGGTTGCTAGCAGTTTGGCGAGTTGGGACTTGATTTCGTGGCGAACGGTCATG